TCTACTTTACTACGCTTAAAACAACGCTGAATGAACTTACGTCCGTAGATAATCATATCTTCGATTAGGAAGTCGAGCATATCAACACCATCGGTGTCGATCATACGCATTAGTTGTAGGTTACGCCTTGGCTTAACGCCAATGTCGTCACTCCGGATTCTCTCCAGTAAGTACTCTCGTATGTCGTCCATCTTTCTCTTTCTTCCATACATCTAAGCCCCAGGTAGGAGCAGGTGGATTATAAAGTACCTGTTGTGAACAGGTGATAGGGTCATAGTTAGGTCTAACCGCAATAAGTAATTCGTATTCCTCTGCAGGAAACATTTCTATTACTTGTTCACGGTCTTCTGGTCTACATTGAACCCAAGCAATGTAGTCAGGTAATGATTCTATTGTTTGGTAGTGGATTTGCATATCCGTAGCATACCTTTCTCATTAAGAATTTTAAATCCTTCTAGATCTTTTTCATACGCTTTCTCAACGACAACTTCGCTGATACCAGATTGGAGGATAAGCTTAGTACACTCGATACAAGGCGAGAGCGTAGTGTACAGTGTGGCACCCAATCCAGAACCACTAGTACGAGCGAGCTTACAGATTGCATTAGCTTCAGCATGAATAACAGTAGATAGAGTAACCCCCGTTTCAGGATGTTTACAATTGTTGTCAAACCCGCTTGGAGTGCCATTCCACCCCATTGAAATGATGTTACCATCTTTAACGATGATTGCACCAACTTGAGTATCGCTGTCATAAGACATTTTGGCAACGCGATTAGCGATGTCCATATAGAATGTATCATATCTTTCTTCCTTAAGTGTCATGGTATTTAAACCTATATTGTTATCGACCTTGTCCTCGATATTTCTTTCGTCCTGCATATTTCTTTCCTGTAAATGTCCGCTGCTTGCGGGGTTTAAGAAGAAAATAATCCTTAGATCTATCAGCTTTCTTTGCCATAGTCCTTGTCCTCTACTCTAAAGGTTATATAGTTGTTATCATAGTGCCAGTCAATAGGCTCAGTGCCCCTTGACTTGAGACTATTTAATAGCTTAATAATCTCTTGACTAGGGGATATACTTTTGTTCCGTATATATTTTATTGATCTCATTTGATAATGTCTCTATTTTATTTGCCCTCATTATAGCCTGACTGCGGAACTTATTACGTTCTACAGTCAGTTCTTTAATAATATCTCTAGCATGAGCAAGTTCTTGTTGAAGTAATCCTATCTGATGATATAAAGCTGTTTCACTCATTGTAGCACCTCAAAGTCTACACCGTTAGTACCCTTGTATTCTAATCGAGTGGTTAAGTGGTTGTACTTAACCGCACCCGCTGGTCCTGTCTTACCAGAAAAGCGGCTCTTAAGCACAATAAACTCAATTGTGTTTCTGATTTCTTCATCTGCATTAGCCATGTCTCTAGAGAATCCGATAATATCGAAAGAGATTTGCTTGATGGATCCAGAGCCTTTGATATCATCCATGCTAGGTAACTTACCTTGCTCGAATGTGGTACCACCACCCTGTACTTTCCGTAGATGAGAGATAACTCCAAGCCAGATGTTATGTTTCTTAGTAATCTTAAGTAGATCTGACATAACCTTGTCGATAGCTTCATTGCCAGAATAACCTTCTGCACCCTCTGAAACTGCAATTGTAATGTGATCGAGAATAAGATACTTACAACCCATAAGAGCCATGTACTCAATCTTATCAATGAGTGACTCATCACCAACAGAACCTTGATGATCAAGCAATACAAGTCTTTCACTACCAAATACCTCTTTAGATGCAGCTTCTTGAATGTCAAGTGGTACGTCATACTCTTGTAGATTTTGTTTAAGTTTCATCTGAATAAACTTTTCAGCGGTATCGCCGATAGACTCCTCAAGCGAAATCATACCTACTTTATAGTCAGTTTTATCCAATAAGTCAAGTATTATTTCTTTAATCACGGTACTTTTTCCGCTGCCAGTGCCGCTAGTAAACAAAGCGATTTCACCGAAGCGCATACCCTTAGTCTTTTCATTGATACCCTGTAAGCAAGTCGGGTAAGGTACTGACTCAGTCGCTTGACGAGCTAAGTATTCTTCCCATACAGGTGCGTGACCTACTACAATACCCGCAGGGCTGTAGGGCTGTGCATCCCAGATAGCTCTCATTACACCTTTATTACCCGCTGCAATATAAAGTTCACAAGGATCTTTAGCTATACCTAGAGAAGCAATCTTAACTTTATCGATTCCAATAATGTTCGCTGCTTCTTTAATTGCTTTCTGTCCTGCTGCATCATTGTCAAAGAACAAAACGACTTCTTCAAAGGATCTGATCCAGTCTCTTGCATACAACAAACTTTTAAGGTTGCTTGCTGACGCAACAGAGATTGCAGGATAAATCTTATTATAGTGATCCAGCGAGGCCTGTGCAACGGACATCGCATCGAATTCGCCTTCCGTAATGACGAGGCGTTTCCCTCCCATTCCAAAGCTTTGGCAACCAAATGGCCAGACATCTTTAAAGTCTCCTACTGTACTGAATTGTTTAGGCAGTGTCCTTATCTTATAAGCTGAAGGATGATGCTCCATGTTCTTATAGTAAGGATAGTTATATGCTATGATATTGCGTTCACTATCATAAGTAGCTCTAACACCGTAGCATTTTGCAACTTCTTTAGTGATACCTCTTTCTTGGCAACCACGATAGTCACCAATTTGACTTTCAAATAACTCAAGACTAAATACTGAGGGTGCTGTTACAGCCATGTCCTCTTCCTCTTCTACATTCTTTTCATAATGATTACAAACGAAACAATAGCCATGACCATCATCATATAAAGCAAAGCCATCTGATGACGGACAAGCAGGGCATTTTGTTTTACCGATCTCTTTACTTTCCATATATTCTATCTTCTTTGGCATATCGAGCTTCCTTTCTACGGTTCCTAGCTCTATCTGACTTTATAATCTTTTCAGCTTTCTGCTGCTTGTTATTGAATAGATCAATTAGATCTTCATCCCAATCTTCTTCAGTTACCTCTGCACGTTCATTAGGAATAACCTTATACCTCCTAATGTCATTGTGGTAAGGGTTGCGAATAGTCTTTGGCGATTTCAATTTGTCTCTCCATGTCCTTCATTGTGGGTTTAAATCTAATCTCATGTACCCATTTGTTATACCACTCATCGGTACACAAGGCATGAGTAATCATAATCATATAGGCTTCCATATAACTAAGATCACCCTTCATAGGGCAAGAGAATAAGATATTGAAAACAAAGTTCTCTTTACCCACTTTATTTATTTCTTCATTAAGCTCTGACGAAGAACTAGTGTAGCCCTTCCAGCTTGTATGAAGTGTTTTTACTCCGATATAACGTCTATTGTTTCGCTTATCAGTAATAACGTATAGAAAGCCGTGATGTGACTCATCGAATACATCAGGATTAAGTATGTTCCAATGACTTTCTACTTCAATGTGACCCCGAGGATCATCAGCGATTGTTGGTGTCTTGCCTTGGTAAAAGAAAATAGTGAGTGAACCTTTAAATCCTTTCTTTAGTTTAAAGCGTTTCTTATTTCTACGCTTACACCGTATTTCACCGTGTTCTTTTGTGATAATGCCACACCAGTCGTTACTATCGAACTGAGTAACACGTTCAACCTGTACGTTATGCCAACGTTCATGGTTGTTAAATCGAGAAGTAGTCATTATGACTCCTTAGAATATGAATACCGTTTGCTGTTTCCAATAGCTTTTCTTTCCAGTCAACACGACCATATTTAGCCCTGTATGCAGCAAGTACCCTATGTTTACGTCTACCTAGTGGTACACCGTTAAGCATCTTCTCTGCTTTCTTTGGTCCAATCTTAGGTAGCCCCGGAAGGTTATCTGTTGGATCACCCTTCAGCATTTGAGTCCAATAAAACAGATCAGCTGCGTCAACATCAATCTCATAGAAGGTCTCCTTGTGAGGATTGTAATGTTTTCCCGGAATACAATCAAGATCTTTATCGATATGTACTATAGTAAAGTCTACGTTGAGTGATGCACACTCAGTAGCTTTAATACGTACCATGTCATCAGCCTCCATACCATCTGAAGGTATAGCTAAGCCTTCCTCGACAATACGCTCCATCAGTGGACGAAAGAATTTAGCGTCATCCGGTGGATCCTTACGATTAGCCTTATAGTTAGGGCAAAGCTTATGGCGAAAGTTATCTTTACCTCCGCAATAAGCAACGTGTTCATCAGCCCAGACTGGTGTTATCCAGTTCTGATTTATTAAATGTTTATAATTACTTAACGCTGATTCGACAGACTCTTGCTGCCATGCTGCTTGATAGATGCAGCTGTCAGTGTCTACTATTGCTAACATTATGCGTGTCCTTTCGATTGCCAATATTCGTTCCATGCATCTACTACTACTTCAGTGAATTCAGAGTCGCTATACATTGGTAGTAAATGTCTATACTCTCCGACTTCAGATAAGAAATCTTCTACAACCTCACAGTCATAAACAAGATCAATTGCATGATCCCAAAATCTTTCTTCCATTTCTAGTACCAATTCTTTCATTCTACCCATAACGTTTCCTTTCTAATGAACGTCTGCGTAGCAGCTACCAATGACACCATCGCCATCCATACACTGCACATTGAATTGTTTAGGTGCTTCTTTAAATGACTCAACACAGATCTCTAGTACCCTAGCTGCGTCACTTTCTTTAGCAACCCATGCCATCTCATCGTGATAGAAGATAACCGGATAGGCATCCAAGCCTTCTTCTCGTATCTTATGCATGGCATAACCAACAGCTGCTTTACAAGTAATAGCCTCTGCTGATTGTAGTAAGTAGTTTAAAGCTTGATGAGCAGAACCAACATACACACGGCGACCATCAAGGCCAGGAATAAATGCATTACCATAACCGTGGTTAGTCTGCTGATATATCTGATCCAGCTTCGATTTGAGCTTTCCAAGTCCAGGAATTGCTGATTGGTATTTCTTCTTGGAAGCATCCCCTGCCGTAGCATTCGGCTTGCCTGTAAGAATAGTACCAAGCTTCTTACCACCGCCACCAAAAAGATAAGCGTAGAGCCA